TCCTAAGAATGACTTCTTTTGGATTGAGCGTCAGATCATCAAACTTCCTTTTGCAGGTGTAAAAGGTCAGGCTGACAGCAAACCAGTTTGGGTACAAATTCCTTGCATGGAGATGTGGAATGAGACTTGTCCAGTCTTGGCCGAGGTGCGTCCTTGGTACAAAGATGAGTCACTAAAAGAAATGGCAAACAAATATTGGAAAAAGCGTTCATACTTGTTCCAGGGGTTTGTTCGTACTAACACACTCAAAGATGATGAGACACCAGAGAATCCAATTCGTCGTTTCATTATCAGCCCAAGCATTTTTAACATCGTTAAGAGTGCTATCATGGATCCTGAACTTGAAGAAATGCCAACCGATTTTCAACGCGGTCTGGACTTTAAGATTACCAAGACCAAGAAGGGCGATTACGCAGACTATGGTACCAGTGCCTATGTGCGTAAGGAATCAGCATTAACTACTGAAGAAGCAGCAGCTATTGAGCAGTTTGGGTTATATAATCTCTCAGACTTCTTGCCCAAGAAGCCTGGTGCTGCTGAACTAGCCTGTATCAAAGAAATGTTCGAAGCAAGCGTAGATGGTCAACCCTATGACATGGAGCGTTGGGGACAGTATTACAAACCAGCTGGTATGCGTGGTAGTGATACCGTGGTAGATGATGATGCTACTCCAAAAGCATCAGTTCGTCCAGCATTGGCTGCGGTTAAAACTGCACCAGCACCAGTAGTATCTTCAGAATCAGTTGAGGAAGATGTGTCAGAGGCAACAGCCCCTGTTACTAAGCCCGCAGGTTCAAGCCAAAGAGCTGAAGATATCTTGGCCATGATCCGTAACCGTAGCAAAAAATAAGTTGTGTCAACCAGGGGGTCAGAAATGACCCCCGCTTCGCTTTGTAAAGGACAATAACAATGGCAAAACCATTCGACGTTTCAAAGTTTCGTAAAACTTTGACTAAAAGTATTGAAGGACTGAGCTTTGGATTTAACGATCCTACCGATTGGGTAAGCTCAGGCAATTATGCACTTAACTATCTGATCTCAGGTGATTTCAATCGTGGAGTACCTCTGGGTAAGGTCACAGTATTTGCAGGAGAGTCAGGTTCAGGCAAGAGCTTTATTTGTTCAGGTAACCTAATCCGTAATGCACAAGAGCAAGGCATTTATGTTATTTTAATTGATAGCGAAAATGCTCTGGATGAAGCCTGGCTAAAGGCACTTAATGTAGATACATCAGAAGATAAATTACTTAAACTAAGTGTGGCTATGATTGATGATGTAGCTAAAATTATTAGCGACTTTGTTAAGGAATACAAAACACTTCCTGAGGGTGAAAGACCCAAAGTATTATTTGTAATTGATAGTTTGGGTATGATGTTAACACCCACAGATGTTAATCAATTTGAATCAGGTGAAATGAAAGGTGACTTGGGTCGTAAACCCAAGGCTCTGACAGCATTAGTTCGTAATTGTGTTAATATGTTTGGTAGTTTAAACATTGGTTTAGTTGCTACTAACCATACCTATGCATCACAGGATATGTTTGATCCAGATGACAAGATTTCAGGTGGACAGGGCTTTATCTATGCTAGCTCAATAGTTGTGGCTATGCGTAAACTTAAGCTCAAAGAAGACGAAGACGGTAACAAAGTATCTGATGTACTTGGTATCCGTTCAGCCTGTAAAATCATGAAGACCAGATATGCTAAACCCTTTGAGTCTGTACAGATTAAAATTCCTTATGAGACTGGTATGAATCCATATTCAGGCTTGTTAGATCTTTTTGAAAAGAAAGGTTTACTAACCAAGGATGGTAATAGGCTTAAATACAACACCGCAGACGGTACAGAAATTAAACTTTTCCGTAAAGCCTGGGAAAGTAATGAAGATGGATGTTTGGATACAGTAATGTCTGAAACTACAAACAATCCACATCTCATGGATAAGAAGGCTGTAGAGGAGAAATAAAATGGTAGATTTAGAGACATTAGTTAATGTATATACAACCATGAAGGAATATATACAGACCAAGGATCGTCAGAGTGCAGCAGATCATATCATGTCAGAAATGGTTGATGTGTTAAACGATGAAGACCTTACTGAGTTTGCTGCTGTGGATAGTTATCTGAAGCATGCCTACAAAGAGTATAACTTTGAAGAAGACGAACCTGATCTCGACGACGAAGAAGAGCAATGAGTTATAACTGGTATTCTAGAGTTACTGATGATCTGAGTATAATACCTGATTTTATTAGTTATTATAATACTGAACTGGAACAGGCAAAATTTGACATAGGACTCAAGGGTAAAGTAGAACGGTCCTTGTCAGATTTGCCTGGTCTGACTGAACAACGATTCAATCAGCTACAAGAGATTGAAGCAGTATTGAATTACTTAAATATTCAACTCAGAAAAATACGTCGTAAATACTTCCAGAAGTATCTAGAAACTTACAACCGAGCCCTAACAAGCCGCGATGCTGAAAAGTATGTGGATGGCGAGGATGAAGTCATAGACTTTGAGACCATCATTAATGAGGTGGCCCTGCTCAGAAATAAATGGTTAGGTATCCTTAAAGGACTTGAAAGTAAGAACTTTATGCTAGGACACTTAACCAGACTAAAATGCGCAGGCATGGAGGATTACACAATTTAACATGACTGACAGTGATCTAGAAGAGGTATTAACAGATTGGAACAGTTGGAAATCCAATCTAAAAAACATTTACAAAGGCATAGATACAGATAGCTTATATGAGTGTTTGGATGCCGAAGAACAGATCACAAGAAAAATAAACAATCTTAGAAATGCTATCTGGGATCAGAACAAAGATTTAATAGACAGTCTGTATCCAGAAATAATGTCTATAATAGATAAACACAAACAAGATATCATAGTAAACATACTTAAACGTGAACCATATACCCTATCCCATAAATAATCATCCCATAGCTAAACAACTGTTTAAGTATCTGGAAGATTATGACGATCTCATGGATAGTGTTACTATGATAGCAGATATGGGATGCGGTCCAGGTAACGACATTCATTACTTTGCTAATTTAAAAACACCTGAAGGTACCCCCAGAAATATTCAGTGTGTGGCTGTGGACAAAGACATTAAACAATTTAGATTGGGAACTCCTAAAAATATTAAACTTCTAGAAGCAGACTTTGAAACAGTTAAACTAGATCGCAAAGCAGATATACTATGGAGTTTTGATGCTCTGAGCTTTGCAAAGTCACCCATGAATGCATTAATAAATTTTCGAAATAATTTACATGATGCCGGTATGTTGTTTATTACCGTACCTCAATATACTAGTATAGTAGATAATAGAATAATAACAGTTTGCCTGGACAATACTTTACACGATTTTAATATCTGCAATTTAATTTATTTGCTAGCACTAGCGGGTTTTGACACCAGAGACGGATTTTATTTCAAGCAGCCCGATGTTCCTTACATTACTGCGGCTGTTTACAAATCAGAAGCTGGCCCTTTAAACTTAGATACCACCTGGTACAACTTGATGGATTTGGATTTACTACCTAGATTTGTAGAAGAATGTGTAACTAAATTTGGTTATCCCATAGCTCAGAAAATAATACTAAAATGGCTAGATGGTAGTCTTATAGACTTTTCTCGAGTTTAAGTCTTAGATGCTGCCAAACTTTAGGTAACTCTGACTCAAACCATTCTGTTTTAGCAATAGCTTCAGGCATATAATTAGCCAGACTACTATTATCTGCTTTGACTGTTAACCCCATCATTTTAGCCTCAATACCTGATCCTGAATTGTGATTAATTATGGTGCCATAGTGCTGAGCTATGTCTCTAAAATCTGTATCATCATCATCTGTAAATTGTGGTCTAATAATATTATATCCTGGTAAGTCCACAATACTCCTAAATCTAGGATGTAATCTGATTGTAACCTGATCTTTATGTAATCCCTGTATGGCATTTCTGACCCAGACCTGACTACTTGCCATGCCCTCCCAGAGTAGACTTTTTTCATTCTGGCAGCATACTAGAATACGATCTGACTTAGTAGTTATGGGGTTAAAAGTTTTTAAAATAGCTCCACGATCTAAATCTAAGTCCAGTGCATGAGTGCCCTGAGCGTTGATGTTATTGACACACAATTTATAAGTTCTATTGCGTATAAGATTACCTGTTTCTAATATGATTACAGGTTTTCGTTGTTTTCTATACTCGTAGTATACTTTTTTATTGGCCTCCATCCTGCCAGACCAGAGTACACTCCAGATTATGGCAGCATCAGCATCAAAACTATTTGGTACAACTTTATCCAGTTCTGAAACTAAACCAGCAAAATTAGAGTAAATACTGTTGCCTGCAATACTAACTTGTTGTGGGAAAATAGCAAACTTCATAATGGTATTTAATGAAATTATATTACCCCCCAAATTCTACTAGCAAAGCGTGTCTGGTACTTGATGCACTAAAAGATTACCATAAAGCTGCTGTCATTTCAAATCAAACTTATGTGCCAGGTCAGGGTGTTTTTTGGGGATTAGCTAATAATAACTTTGACAATATCAGACAACATCAGGCCAATAAACAATCCTGGATTTTTACTGATATGCCCTATTGGCAACGCTGGATGCCAGATGCTGACAATACTAACGCACACTGGAGAATCGTCCCCAATGCTCTGCATTGTAACTGGTTAGGTAAATACGACAATACCAGAGCTAAGAAAATAGGCATAGAAATAAAAGAATGGCGAACTAAAGGAGAATATATTTTAGTGTGCCCTAGCAGTCCAACTATGGAACGATTTCTAGGCGAAGAAAATTGGTTAGAGCGTACCATTGTTGAGTTAAACAAACACACAGACAGACTTATTGTTGTTAGACAAAAACCTCGTAATAATAAAACATCAGGTCCAGCAGCCGCAACTGTATCTTTAGAACATGAATTATCCAGGGCCTATGCAGTAGTTATATTGACTAGTATAGTTGGTGTAGAAGCAGTATGTGCTGGAATTCCTAGTTTCACTCATGTGAGCAGTCCAGCAGCACCTGTGAGTAATTTTAATTTAGCTGACATAGAAAGTCCTCGCAGAATAGATCGTCAAGCCTGGGTAAATACTTTGGCTAATCATCAATATTCCACAGATGAGATCAGACGCGGAGAGCATTTACATATCTTATGAAAGTTTTAGGCATAAGCTGCGGCTATCACGATGCTGCTGTTAGTTACATCAATGACTCTGAAATATTGTTTGCAAGTCATTCTGAAAGATTTAGCAAATATAAACATGATGCATTCCTAAGTAGCGGCATAATTAATCACGCATTACAACATGGTGCGCCTGATATTATTGCTTATTATGAAAAACCCTGGCTTAAAAATACTCGGTTGATGTATGCTGGTCAATGGGATGATCTAAAACAATCCCCCTGGACTGTTAGGGGAGCATTAAAGAAATATATACCTGGATACAATCTAAGTAAAATACCTGTGGTAAGTTTTAATCATCATTTAAGTCATGCAGCAGCAGGATTCCAAACAAGTCCATTTAGTAGTGCAGTTATACTCATAGTAGATGCCATAGGCGAATGGCAAACAGTCAGCGCCTATGAAGCAGAATATAATACTTCTGGTAATGCCAAGTATAAACTATTGTTTGACAAGAAGTATCCACATAGTCTAGGGTTATTTTATACAGCTATGACTAAACATGTGGGATTAAAACCCTTAGACGAAGAATATATCATGATGGGCATGGCTGCTTATGGCAAAGACATTGTTTATGATGAAATGTGTGCTGATAGCTGGATTGATTTAGAAAACGTCAAAGCCCGATATAATCATCACATAGGTACTCAGGTAGATTATATTAAAAATACTCACGCTGCGGACATAGCAGCTAGTACTCAGAGTATATTAGAGGAAGCTCTGCGTTCATTATTGTTTAAATTAAGTACTATGACAAAAAGTCGTAATTTAGTCTATGGTGGCGGTGTGGCTTTAAATTGTCTGGCTAACAGAGTAATAGGAGAATATTTCCCTAATATCTGGATTATGCCTAATCCGGGTGATGCTGGTAGTAGTTTAGGTGCCTGTGCATTGGTCTATGGTAAACAATTAAACTGGACTGATGCTTATTTAGGTTTTGAAATACCTGGTGCGTATCCTGTTGACAAGGCCTTGGAAATACTGTTGAATACGGGTATCGTAGGCATAGCCTCAGGTAAAGCAGAGTTTGGTCCCAGAGCGTTAGGCAATCGTAGTCTGCTTGCGGACCCCCGCGACAAAACCATCAAGGATAGAGTGAATGACATCAAACACAGGCAAAAATACAGACCTTTTGCGCCTGCAATTTTGGCAGAGGTGGCTAATCAGTACTTTAATTTCAGCTCTGGGTGGAGTACTAGCAATTATATGCAGTCAGTCGCTCAGTGTAAGTTTCCTGACGATTACCCTGCTATATGTCATCATGATGGGTCCAGTAGAGTACAGACGGTACAAGCAGATTGTAAGTCAGGATTAAGACAGCTTTTAGAAGCCTGGTATGCTAAGACAGGCTGTCCTATGTTGTTGAACACTAGCCTCAACATCAGAGGCGAACCTATGGTTAACGACCTAAACGATGCTGCTCGCTTTCAAAGTTTATATAATACTCCTGTTGTGTCATGACCAGAATAACTTGCATACAAAACTATCACAACAGTAATCAGGCTCGTAGCCTAAATAATTTTGCTCTGGGGTGTAAAGCAAATACCATAGACATCCAAAATTGGTTGAACAACCAAATCTGGCCAAATACAGATATTGTAGCATTTCAGGGCATCCTCAGAGGCAATAATGTATTGTTTAAATGGTTAGTTAAAAATCAAAAACCATATTACTATATAGATCACGCACCATTTTTTCATGGTTATAATCCTACATCAGAATGGATGCGTGTTAGTCGTTCTGAATTTATGCCAAGTAAGTATAAAGAATGCCCCTCAGATCGTTGGAACAAATATTTTTCGTCTAAAATTAATATTCACGATTGGTGCCTTAGTGGTAAACCCAATATATTAGTGTTACCTCCTACTAGTGCAATTAAATTTATATATCCAGAATCTAAAAACTGGCTTACTGAGACAATAACCAAACTTAAGCAATACACAGATCGCACGATTATAATAAGAGAAAAACCAGATCAACCATTATTGGATGACATAGGAAATATCGTAGGTAGATCAGAAAAAATAACACATCATATAAAACAAGATCTGGCCAACGCCCATTGTGTAGTTGCGTATAGTACCGGGTCAGCGATTGAAGCTGCCCTTCAGGGAATACCTGTCATAATAAATGAAGTGAGTCCAGCATACCATATAAGTAATAGCATAGAACAAATTGAAAACTTACAAGCTAAAGACAGGCAATCCTGGTTAAATTGGATGGCTTACAACCAATTTACTTCAGAGGAATTTAAATCTGGTCATGCTTGGAGAATTTTATCTGAGAATTAATATGAATATTATAATTTCAACAACTTTTGGTGCATCTGGATATGCAGAATATGGGTACAAAGTAATAGATACATTTGTACAATTCTGGCCAAAGACAACAACCTTGTATGTATATTACGACACCGTTCCACCAACTGGTTGGAAAACCACAGCGGATAATGTTGTATATGTAGAATTAAATATTCCAGATCTTAATGCATTTAAAGAACGCCATAAACATAATCCTAAACAACGCGGTAACGGAACTAATAAAGATTTTCTCAGAGATGGTATTAGATTCAGTCACAAGGTATTTGCTTATGCTGAAGCTAGCATGAACCGTGGGGCTGATATTAGTGTTTGGCTAGATGGTGATGTAATTACGCATAGTCCAGTTAAGGTTGAAGATATTACAGGTTGGTTAAATGGAAAAATGGCTGGCGCCTTATTTAGACCCTGGATGTATACTGAAACTGGATTTCATATATTTGATATGAAACACAAACAAGCAAGATTCTTTTTTGAACAATGGTTAGAGTATTACAATAAAGATAAAATATGGAATTTACCCTGGGCTGAAGGAACAAAACTTGGATACACAGACTGCCATACTTATGATGCAGTTAGAGCAAAAATGCCAGGAGTATTATGGAATAATTTAAGTCCAAAATTCAAACATCCCCACCCTTTTGTAAATGGAGTATTAGGAAAATGGATGGACCATACCAAAGGTGCCCGCAAGAATGTGGGACATAGTAGAATAACTGATATTGTAAAAGAAGCAAATAGAACAGAAGCATATTGGAAAACCATAACATGAAATACAACCTAGCAAGTAACACTTGGGATTCAAAAGAAATAGCAGCAATTAATGATGTGATTGCATCTGATAGATATACCATGGGTGCAAAAGTAAAAGAGTTTGAAACTAAATTTGCTGAAAAATTTAGATCTAAGCATGCCATAATGGTCAATAGTGGTAGTAGTGCAAATTTATTGAGCATAGCAAGTTTAGTATTAAATCCTAAATATGATATCAATCCAGGAGACGAAGTTATTGTACCTGCAGTTAGTTGGAGTACAACATTTTTCCCAGTGTCACAGTATGGATTAAAATTAGTATTTGTTGACATAGATCAACATACTTTAAACATAGATCCTGACAAAGTGTTAGCAGCAATAAGTCCCAAAACCAAAGCAATTTTTGCAGTAAACCTATTAGGTAATAGTTGTGATTATACTACACTCATGGACATTTCCCAAAGGCATAATTTAATTCTTAT